TGTTTAGGTGTGCCATCTGGTTTAAGATCTACGACATGTTCAACGCCTTTAGCCTTAAGTTCGGCCATCTTTGCTAAGACCGCTGGGCTAGTTGGGTCGCGCCATTCGCCTTCCCACAAGCCCTTGGCAATTTGGAATCCACCAGAGTCACCTAGCATGAGCGTGCCAGGTTCACGGTTACGAACCATATCTTCTGACCAGTCCTGCTTGTTAAGATCCAAGTTGGCATGTCCGCCGGAGTATAAGGACCACTTGTATGGAAACAGACCTTTGACGCTATTAAGCCAGTTCATCATCTCCATATCTTTTATACCAGCGGGCATACGAGTTTTAGGATCTACATAAGGACCATTAACAGGATCACGCTGTTTACCTATATAGGTAGCATAAAACCCTGAAATGGCCGGGAGGAACACGGCTATGTCGCTGAGACCGTTTTTACCAAGCTGTTTAGCTGTTAAATTGTCTTGGGTCATCTATTATTTAGATTGTGCTGGAATAATGTATGTGTAAGTAGCCAAGCCTGAATCAACAATAATCTGTGCTGCCCCGTCATCACTGATACGCATAATTTTATCGCCAGTTAAATCAAGGATACTGATTACGGTTTTGATTGGCCATGACCATGCACGTTTGAGTGTGCCAGATACTCCTGGCTGGAATACAAAGTTTCCAGCGTGTGTGCTATGATCACCAAAGAAAAACTTCAAGTCGCCGTTTTCTGTTTTGGCTTGGAAGTTTACTTCTTCGGCATTGGCGCTGGCCTGCATCTTTAAACGCTGAATGGCTGCCACAGTTGGTTCAAACTCAATATGCCAATTAACACCTTTGAACTTTACAGCTTTGGCTTTTTCTGTGACAATCTCACTGGCCATAAAGCGATAATTATTTTTAAAGTCGCCTGTGGCGTTCTTAAATGTAATACCGTCTGGAGCACCGTCGGCTCTTTTTGTAACACCGAGTTCGGCACCTTCTTTGTATTCTGGCAAGTTTAATAAAATATTAAGTTTTGCCAAGTTAGGCATGCCAAACAAACCAATGAACTCTGGCACTGGATTAGCATACTTGCCTTCTACTACTACACTACGATCTTCAGCAACGCCAAAGATTTCGGTTGACTTATCGTCACCGGTAATTTTAATCAGGTCGATAACGCCCAATTTATGTGTGTGTTCTACTAAGTCTTGTAAGTGATCTCTCATGTAATTCTCCTTGTTGTTGATTATACGGGATTTATTTAGATTTTGCAACTACTTCGGTAATATTTTTGCCAATGTTTGTCCACCTTTGAGTGAACTGAGTGTTCCGGTTTTTTTCAATTCTAACCAAGTTGATGATCCATTGTCGTGCCATTCAAAGTCAACTTCAAATCCAGTTAATTGGGCCAATTCACGTATTAAATAACCCGGGGTGTACACAGCAAGCTCTATTTCAACGGCATTGACTCCAGCGGCACGGTCTGCATCGTTAAAGGTTAAAATAAACACTCCGCCTGGTCTTAATTTTTGATAAACTTCTGTCAGGTATTGCCTGAATAATTCGATAGGTCTAAAGTTTAGAAAATTGTAAGCAAGTACTACACTAAATTGGTTGTCGGGCAACTTATCTAAAAATGGAGCATCTTGAGTTTCGTTGATTATATACTTTCGTAGCCTATTTTGAAACTGAGTATTAAATCTATTCAAAGCTGGCTGTAGTAGTTCGTGACTTGTATCAACTATATAAAGAGGATCGTGTGCAACCATGTCTTCGATAAATGGCTCTATATTTGGTCGTATAATCATTGCCGGATAGTGCCAGTCTGCATATCTATGTAACCGTGACTTAAATAGGGTTAAGTCTAGATTTTTAAAATGATTACGGCCATTGGTTTGAATATTTTCTGCTGTTTGATTTAATTCGTGTTGATATGAATTATAGCTTTCAGAAAAATATTTTGGTTCTATTTTTTTAATGTCTTGACTGATTTTTAACTTTAAATTTTCTAATGTTTGATTAAATGCCACAGTGGCCTGCAAAATAGACTCTTGTTCACTGGCAATCGAATAGTCACCATCCTTGGTTATATAAGACAAATTATCAAGCATTAGATTTAGATCATTTTGTATAGATCCAAATGATAAGTTATCTAATTGATTCTTGAGCAGTACCAGTTTGCTTAGTTTCATCTTACCACTCAAACAAGGTTTCAAATGTATTATTTGTATTGGTAGCCGACGCTAGGTCCCATTCCAACACACCAAGTAAGTTGTTGATCTTTTGATCAACTACTGTGGCTTCCATCTCGCTGTCATCAAATGGTAAGTCCTTGAACCACTGTGGAATGTGTTGTTCATCTGTAGGATAACCAATACTGGTCCACCCAAGTGGATTTTGTTTTAGTTTACACACAATAGTTTTCATACCGTCAACAATTTGTAAACTATATTTGTCACTATTCATGCGACGTAGATTGTTCCAGTTAAGTGCTGCGCGAACATGTCCGGGCATATTGGCTTTGCCCAGGCGCTCTTCTTCTTTCCCATACTTGGTTAAGTTGTTTACACGTTTGGGTGATCCTTTCTCCCAACCTGGTCGCTCTTTAAACTTATACTTAAACTCGCGAATCTTTTCAATGATATCTTCGCGTGTTGTGCCGATCAGCACCTCGTCGAGAATTTCACTTAAGAACTCTTGAATAACTTTGGGAGTATCACTACGCTTTAGATCGAGACCCATGGCTTTTACTTTGCCAGGCGATCCATGGGTGTCTACACGTTTATTTTCTTTGTCGTAATACATAACAGCATAACGCTTCTTGGTAATAAACAGGCCTTTGCTGGCCACGATCTCTCGACCACCTCTAATGACCTCACCCATTTCACGTGGCACATGGAATGCCTGCTCCATAAAACCAGGAAAGCTATCATTAACTTGATCAGCAATACTGTTATACAGTTGAACAGCAATCTCTCTAGACCACTGCATCTCGCCTTTTTCTATTGAATCTTTGAGCACAGGGTAAGCAGTAAAGTAACAAGAGTCTGTATCACCGTAAATGATTGACTCGCCCACATGATCATACTTGCCAGTGATACATTCGTTTACATACGCATCCATATGTTTAGCAATGGCACGCCCTGTTAGGGTAGTTGACTGTCCAATACGCTTGTCAAAGAACCTGCAACCAGGATTAAGAATAGCACCATAGAGACTGTTGAGGTTGATCTTTTTGACCAACTGTCGTTTGTCCCAATATTCTTCATCTTCTGCCGTTTTACATTCTTTAAGTCGGGCCTGCATTTCTTTACGCTCGGCATACCAGCGTTTTAACAAGCCTGGAATAACTGCTTCTTTTTCATAGGTAAAGATTGTGCCATTTGCACTCAGCATCCATGGTCGGTTACTGTCAAAAACTATCTTCCATACATCGGCGGCACTATGAACTGATTCTTCACCATCTTTCCAGTCAACGGTAATTTCTGTGCCAACTTGGGCGGCCATTACCGCTTCGTATTCTAAACTGCCAAACAGGCCTTCCCACGCCGCAGCAAAGCTAGCACCTTTGGCCATCTTTTCTTTAATATAGCGATCAGTCATTACGGGGCGAAGTTGTCCCACAATAGTCTCAGGCCCCATATTAAGCGCACGAATCGCACTTGGATACAAACTGTTGATATCTATCGACCCAACATATTCATGTATGCCCTTGCGTGGATATGCAACATAGGCACCTGCGGCCTGGGTATCCTCATCCGAATAGCGTTCCTTACGATTAGGCACAACCATGCCACGTTCGTGTGCTTCATTGATAATGGCCTGTTCTGTTACAGCCACAGCACCCATGGTGGTCTGTAGCAGGACTGTGTTTTCATGTGCTAAGGTGTTGGCAAGATCTAGGAACTTTAATTTTTTATCCAGCTTGGCAAGAATCATTGTGTCTTGGCGGTTGTATTCGATAAACTTTTTAAAGTTTTGATTATACAGTTGATCCAAGGTGCCTTCAAACACTGTCTTAGTTTCGCCTAGCTCGTATTCAGCAATAGCATCTAAACTATAACTGTGACGTTCTTCATAAGTGTATTTGCGATACAGTTGCATATAGTCCATATGCACACGACCAATTAAGTCATAGGTTTCGTTCTCTGCACCAAAGCGTTCAAACATACGTTTCTTGGGATATTGATTCCACAAGCAGAAACGTCTAGTATCGTCCTTACTAAGAACACGGGTGACACGATTTACAGTGTAGGGTATATCATAGCCTTCACTGTTCCAACCTGATAAGGCATCAGCATCTTCGATCAAGTCCAAAAATGTTTTTAACATTTCATCTTCACGTTCGAATATGATACAGTTTTCAAACTCTTGAGCAATTTCGTCCGCAGTCTCACGGCTCATATGCTTAGGTGGAACAACCAAGGTGACCATTTGCTCTAGCCATTGTAGATAAACTGAAATAGCAGTAATAGCATTAAATGGATCTGTTGTTGGGCTGAATCCACGCTCGGGGTCGAAGTCTACTTCAATGTCAAAGAACGCTACGTTTAACTTAGGACCGTCTTGTCCTTTGTAGTTGTCCTCCAAACAACGAAAGATTGGATTAATATCTGATTCATACAGTTGCTTGCCTGACTGTATGCGAATTTCTTTGCGAAACTCTTTATTGTTGCGTGTGCTAAAACGACTTACAGGTGTGCCAAATAGGCTTAGAAATTTACCACGAGGATCCTCATAATAAAAAATGTAGTTGGCCGGATACTCTTGATAGACTCTACGCCCATCCTTCCGTTCAACTACATGAATACGATCGTGTTCACGATCAAAAAGTGCATCTACGAAACTCATTCTTCTCCTTGTGGCTTATGGCCCACTGACCTTGATTCATGCTCGTATCGTGAGCGACTCGATTGTTGTAAAACAATATTTATAATGTCTTACCTACTTGTGTAAGTATTTGCTCGAGCAAACTGTGATCATCCTGCTCACGGCCAAATTCTGATTTATGTGCCAGGCGGATTGCTTTTTTGAGTATAGATGGTTTAATGTTGAGTTCTTCCGAAATTGCTTTTACGGTATCAGTTAATCCACCTTGAAGAGTTTCGATTTCCATTGTGACCTGAATTCCCTCATTTATGATTTGATTAAGTTTTTTGGTCTCTTCTGCTGTAAAAATACGGTCTGACATATAAATCTCCTGAGTAAGTTTTACTATTATACACTATTATTTTGGAAAGTCAACGATGTTTTGGTAAAGTTACTTTTTGGGATTCCGGTAGCGAATCGGATGACCCAGGGTAGTAACCACCCAGCCTCGCAACTAGTGCGGTCCTAAGGCTATTCTATTTCACGCCAATTGTCATGTAGCGTGTGTATTCAGTTTGGGGATCTCGAAGATGTATTGATCCGTGATATAAGACTTGACTTAAAGGATACTTGCGTTGTATATCTTGAGCTTTGTGATATTGGACTCCGGGATCGTGATCTCTGGCCTGCATTGCAACTAATGTTCCTGCGGGTATATGTTCAAACCATTCTTTTTGATTCATTTCGGTTAGGCTGGTATTGACCACCACACCAGCATCGCCTAGTTGTTGATAATTTAATTCATTGGCATCAGACAACATATATTTGACATTTGTAGCACCAACTCGATCCAAAATACTTTGACTGGTATCTAACATTTCTGTGTTAATTTCCACATTAATAATGCGATCTACTTTGATAGTAGGTTGTAGAGTCATATACACAGCTAGGTTACCATACCATGATCCTAGGATATACATGGTGGTATAGTGATGTTGTATTTGTTCTAGTTCTTTGAGTAACCAAACCTTACTGGCTATAAGGTCGCGAGTAAAGCTACCGGCTAAACTGTAGCCACTGGACTCGTCAAGATTAGACTGGTGCGTATGGAATTCTTGGAGTATCACTACCGTCGTCCTCGGGGTATACTGGATATTGGTTTTCGTTCATCTGTCTACTTACCATCCACATGTAGTTGACTACCATTATTGAAGCTGGGACTGAATGGACTCTGTGCCACACGCCCACCTTTACTCTGGCTCCAGGCATAACCAGCACGATGTCCTGAGCAGTCTTTGGTGCATGGCGATCCTAAGAAGCTGAGTTCATCTAACTCTTGTTTTGTTTTTGCTCTTGCCTTTTGGAATTTCTTTCCGTCAGCAGTTAAATTAACAGTAGTAACAGGACCGCCTACAGTTTTTTCTGCAAAATTCCACATAGCTGTTCCAATGCCTAGCCGCTGATATTTTTCACTTACTACCATATGTTCGCCTATCCATTGCCCGTTGGCATTTGGATATACTACTAATGTGCCAACAGGATTGGTATTGGGTGTTAAAAATGCTAAAACACGGAAACTTCCAGGATACATGTTCCAGCCTGGATATTTTTTTATTTCTAAGTTTGGCGGTGTTAGTCCACTTTCATCTAACTGTTGATGCATGATCCAAGTGTCAGGAATTTCTTTATACCGTTTGACCCACATGTCGTGTAGTTTTTGACCACTGATACTGTGACTCCGTGCAATACGAGTCATTATACTGTCAATAATATCGTAAACTTGATCATCTGATGCTTGTTGTAATCTATCTTGATGTGCTATTAATGCGGACTTGAGCTCATCCACAGCTTGGCCATCTTTGCTGTGATCCATATTTTCAAGAACTTTTACATCTTTATTATATTTAGACCAGGGTGTAAAATTCTTCTTGGTTCTAATCGTATCAAAGTCGGCCACATATACACCACCTGACTTGTTCCAGTCTGCACCACCAACAAATTTCATACTCACTCGATCGCCAAGTTTATGCATGTCTGGGATCTGTATGGCTACATTCATAACAAAGCGTTTATCCTTGGTCAAGTCAGCATAACGGCTGGCCAATTCGTTAGGAATATCAACGGTAACTGTATAATCTTGTTTTAAGAAATGCTGGGCCAGTTGTCTATATCTCTTTAATACTTGCGCTTGATTGCGACTGTGATTTAATGCATAGGTAACTTCTAGATAAATGTGGCGGCATTTGAATTGCTCGGCTATGGCTTGAATAGTGTTGATGTCTTTGAACTGGTTGACAATTAGAGTTTTCTTACCGTAGGCCGCAGTCCTCTCAACTTCGGGACCAATGATATAGTCAGGCCTATCGCCAGTTGGATGCACATTCTTTGTGCTAGTGATAAACTCTTTGGCTCGCATTTAATTACCGGGTGGATTTTGAATTGGTAAACTTACGGGATATTCAGCACAAGCCGCAGGATTACCTTGTCCTGCTTCAGTTAAGAATGTAGTAGCTGGCGGAACTTGTCCTGCAGGGCAACTACAAATAGCAATACCATCAGCACCAATCTTACAATTCCAACTAAAACAATTACTAGACTCAGCACCAAGATTTAAACTGGCATCACATTTTTGAACTGTGGCCTTCATGTCCTTGTGCTTGGGACTAAAGTTACTGGCTTCTTGTGGATAGTATAACTTAGGAGCAAACAAACTCCAAACATGTTGACTATCTGTTGGAGTGCATGATCCCGCCATATTACCAGCCTTGGTGTCGGCAATAGCACGGCCTTCGAGGATGGGACAACGGCATTCTACTTCGGGATATGGTGTACCATTGTTGCCAGTGATCATCTTGCCTGTGGGTTTACAGGTCGATGCCGCACATAGGGCATACTGTCCATCGCAGGTTGTTAGGCCTGATGTGGTTTTTGATTCAGCCTTGCTAGAATCTTTTATTTTAGGGTAGACGACTGCTACTACCGCAACCACGGCTATTACGGCCAATATTGCCACTAATATCTTTTTCATTAGGCCTCCACGCCAAGTATTTGTTTGACTTGATGAATCCACCCACTAACATCGCTGGTGCCAATTTCATCTACATCGCCTACATTGTAAGCAACTTCCTCGATGGCTTGTGTAACCTTGTCAAGACCAAAATTCATTATTAAATCGGTATGTGCTACTAATACACGACGAATTAGGGCTATTTCGACAGCTTCGCTACTGGTGCTGGATTCTTCATCGATATTGCGATTACTAAAATGTTTTTTAACACTACGAGCACTTGTGCGTGGTTTGCGTTTAATCTTATAACCAGCGCCAAGTTTGCGCACAGCATCTCGCGCCTCTTCTTTACTATCATACGCTTTAGATTCGTCACCGTTGCCTACAATAGTATAAGAATAGTTTGTATCCGGAGTATATTCTTCCGCCACACCTTTCTGGTTAAATCTTAATACATTCTGAATCAATTGTTGTGCTTTTTCGTTATCTAAGCGATCAAATCTAACACCGGGTTTGCCTCTATGGTGAAGGTTATATCTTGTTAGTAGATCAATTTCTTTAGGGTCAAGTGCGTGGGAGTGATTTTTAAGAACCGTTGCGGCAAGGCCAGCTTGCTTTTTATGTTCTTGTTCACGCTGAGCCTTTTCATCAGACCTATCAGTGGTATGGATAACATTACTCCACTTGCCTTCCGCTACACCTTGCTTAAGACAATGCTTTAATTCTGCTACAGCTTCTTCATAGGAATCGTAGCCAGCTAAATCTTTACCACTGGCATAGTGCTTCATATACCACTGACCATTACCTGGACTGGATTCACGGTCGATTCCAACTTCACCTACTGGCTCACCATTCTTCTTAAAGATTTTGCGTTGTTGGTCTGCATGGCCTTCCGCCACACCTTGCTCTTGTATAGAAGGAGCTTTTCCGCGACTGCGCAATATCTTAGCGGCATACGCTTGCCAGGGAGCAATAAACGAATTCCATCGTTTCTCTTGATAGGCATAGAAGAAATCAATAATAGGGTCACCGCCAGCTTCATCAAACTTATCACTAAACTCAAGGAATTCATCCATATTAAGATGTAATGCTTCGACAATCCATTCACCGACACCGCCATCTTGATATACGTCATCTAATTGGTGAAATACTTCGGGTCTGCGTGTCGCAATAGCTTGACATAATTTATGAAGACCATCTAATATTTTTCTTCCGTAGTCAGCTATGGCCAACTCTGAATCGCTATCTTCTTTAACTTGACTCTTTTTAGCAACAACTTTAGATTTTTTAATACCAGCACGGTAGTCGCGATAGTCCGCATCTTTTTTAAGTTGCTCTGGAGTATTAAATTTACGATCTAACTCACCGTTTGCACGAATTTGCCTAGCTAATTCTGTGCCAGCACCTTTGGGACCAAAGTGACGATTAGTTGCTTCCGCCACACCTTGCTCGCCGTTGTGATAATTATCCCAAAATTCTTCTGGATCGTCAAACATACTACTGTATTCATCGTAGAACTCATCATAGTCCATTACTTGTGCGTCAGCAATTAAATCTTTTAATAGCTCGGGATCTTTAATACCATGCCACGGCTCTTTGCTATCTGGTTCATCCAGTGCATCTTTTTGTGATTGCTGTAATACATGACCTTGTAGTAAACTAAGATCTTTCAAGTCGCCAGGATATTGATGTATTATTTTTTGAAATTCTGCGCGGCCTTGCTCGCGTGACGCAAACGGACCTGCCAAGATTGAATAATTCTTGTTAGCATTAACAATATAATATGCCTGTGTATCAATGGATTCCGCTACACCTTGCTGGCGTTCTTTACGAGCAATCTTACGATTTGCAAGACCTACTTGTTGTGCCGGAACAGCTTGTTGAACCCATTCTTTACTGCCTGTTTGAGGATTAGGATTGTCGGCCTTCATTGCGGCCACTTGTGCTCCACGCTTGTCTGCATAACT